ATAGTCTGTGTATTCTTCTAAGTCTTGATAAAACGGACTTTTACCTTCGGCTATTCTTTTTTCAGCATGGGCTTTTGCTTTAACAGCAACACTGTTTGGAACCTTACCGCTTCTTATTGCATCGATTTCTTTATCAGTAAGACCGGGAACCATAGAAGGTATTTCAACTTCTTTACCGTCTATCTGCACACCTATGGTGTACTCAGTCATAGTTTGTCCGGTTTCTTTATTTTTTTGTGGCCCTAAATAACCGCTACTAGATTTACGACTACCATCTTTTCTATACATAGAAGGGTCTAAATCAGGTAAAGTAGATTCATAGTCTGTGTACGGAGCGGGTACTTCCTTTTGTGTACGTTGTGGAACAGTGACTTCATCTACTTTACCAGCACGACGAGGAGTCTCTACTTCCTGAAGCAGTTCAGTTGGTACAGGCTGTGCATCAACAGCTACTTCAGGAAATCTACCAGCACGTTTAGGTACTTCTACTTCTTCAAGTAGTATCTTTTTAGCTCTCTCAGGTACTTTGATCTCAGCAAAACGCCCTGATCTTTCAGGTGTCTCAACCGCTTCAAGAACTATTTTCTTAGCACGTTCAGGTACTTTAATATCAGCAAAGCGACCAGACCTCTTAGGTACTCTTACCTCGTCTACTTTACCTGAACGTTTAGGCACTTCTATTTCTTTCAAAGTTTCTTTAAGTTTTTTAGTAGGCTTTGGAATGTCCTGTAGTTCATCCTCACGCAATACATTGTACTCAGAGACTACATCATCAACAGACATTCCTAGGGCGCGACCAATCTGCTCTGCTGTTGCACCAAGCTCTATGGCTTCTTCAACTGTATTTTTTCTATGCTTAGGATCACGTACAACTTTACCTGCATCCCAGCGATCACCTAAGACAGCACTGTTATACTCAAGCAACTCCCGCACAGATACATCAAACTTGTCAGCTACTTGTTTGGCAGTTTCTCCAGACTTTATAACGTGAAGTCCTTGAGTGTAGCCTCTACGACTATTAGTACTCGCCATTTAATTAAACCTTTTAAAGAGCAGTTACAGGAGTAAACGGAGTACCTACCCCTGTTTCTGTCGATCTTTCTGTGCTAAGAGACTCATCAAGTTTTTGTGTAGCTAGCCTTACGTCTACAGGATCATTAGGATCAAGCTGAGGATTAGCATCAAACACTTCAGCAAGTGCTTCTTCTCGTGCCTTTGCTTCTCTTTGCTGGTTTTGAATAAACTTCTCAGACCTTTCAAAAGGCTCAGGATAGTTACGTCTTAGCCACTGCTCAACGATAGGAGCAACTTCTGATTCAGAGCGTCCAGTAACTAAAGAGTTAATCTCACTAAGCTGTTCCGGTGTAAGGTCTTCAATCACTGTATTAATGTCATCATAAAAGATATCAACAAAGTCTCCTTTTTCAGCAATACCTTGCATTGTCCACCTTACAAGGCCTTCTGCTCGCTCACGAGTAACAGGATCAAGATAAGCAGTAGCAGCTGCTATTTGTTTGTCTCGTTTAAATTTAAGATAGGCTCTCCAAGCTTGTCTTTGGCCTATAGCATCTTTAGGTACAGTAATACCTCCATCTTCCATTTCTTTTATTTGTGTTGGAGTAGGATTTTTAAACGTTGACATATCATCTTCAAATTGTTTATTAGCTAGTTGAATCTGTTGCTGTGCTTGACGAACAGTTTGTACTGCTTTGCGGAAACCTGCTTTCTCTAACTCTGCAGCTTTAGCATCCCATGCCTCTGTACCAAACTGTAAACGCTCTAAAGCAGAGATAGCCATTTGCTGCTGCGCTCCACTAATCTTAGCGTTTGTTTCAATCTGAGCAAGCTGAGCCTTAGTAACATCAGCTCTTGTTTTATCACCTATACCAACAAAGTTAGCAGCATTAATACCTTTTGTATCTTTAGCAATCTCTACCATCTGCTCTTCAAGAGTATCTATATAAAAGTTAGCTGCTTCTTTTCTAGAGATATCATCAGATTCTAGTAAGATATTAGCCTGCTCATTAAGCTGTTGTTGTAAACCAACTAACTGGTTTTGTTTGTTGTTTAAGACACCAGCTTGTTGTGTCTGTTGCAAAGTAGGAAGTGTTGACATTATTTGTTGTGTAGGAACACCAAGCCCTTGCATACTGCCTATGTATGATTTCATAGTTTGAGTATCAAAACGTCCCTCAGCTGCTGCTTGTTGAGCGGCTAACATACCACCCATCATGCCTTTTTCTCTACGCTCTTTTTCTTCTCGTTCTCTTCTAAGTCTAGGAGCAGCACCAAAAGAAGAACCTACATCAAAAAGCCCTCTACCATAAGTAGGATTAGCAACACTTGCTAAAAATCTTTCACCAAACTTTGCCATTACTTTTTCCTTTTAAAGGGTTTAACGACCAAGCAGGTCTAAAAGATCTTGAAGGCTAAAACCTCCAGAACCTCCAGAACCACCGCCCATACTTCCTGTCAAAAGACCTGTGCCTAGCTGTCCCATCATGTTAGCCTGACCAATGCCAGATGCCAGCAATGCTTCAAGACCTCCCATAGCCGCCTCACCATACAGACCAGCACCTTGTAGCTGACCTCTTTGTTGTAGCTGTGGGAACAACGATGTTGCTTGCAAAGCTTGTAGCGCCTGTGCTTGTGGTACGTAAGCAGAAGAAAGGGCTGCAGCCGCTCTCTGTTGTTGTGCTCCACGCAACGCCTCTGCGCCTGTGTACATACCCTGAGACATTTGCAACGCTTGTAGTGCTTGGGCCTGATTAGCCGCATCCATAGCTTGACGTTGCTGTGCCAAGTTAGCGCCAAGACCTGTGTACTGCAGATCAAGACCTGCTTTTTGTGCCTGCAAAGCACCAGAAGTTTGAGCTAGTGAAGCAGACTGTGCTGCTGCTGTAGACGCTCTGCCTAGACCTTCTGATCTAAGCTGGCTTTCAATCTGGTTAGCTGACAAACCTAGCTGTGAAAGCTGTGTTGCTCTCTGTTGTGCCGCACTTTGCAACGTGTTAGACAATCCTGCTTGCTGACCAAACATACCGCCAAGAGTTTGTGCTGTGCCTAGTGCTTGTTGTCGTTCGCTCTGAGCTTGTTGTATAGCCATTAACGATGCTTGGTTTTGTGCTTCTTCTTGTGCTTTAGCCATAGCAAACTGTTCTGGCGTACCACCAAACATAGAAGTACGAACACCTAAACGTCCTTGATTAGCAAGACGCTCTTCTAACTGTAGTCTTTGTCTTTCTTCTTCACCTAACTGTGTTGCTCTAATCCGGCTGTAAACGTCCTGCTCTCTAGCTCCAGTAGGCGTTAAAACATCTTGTGCTGACTGACTTGCTAAGCCTCTGTATTGCCTACGTAGTGCCTCTACATCTTGAGGGGCTGTTGTAGCTAAACCACTAGCACCTAAACCAAGAGCTTGCTGACCTAGTTGTCCTATTGCCGCGCTAGGTTGTTGAGATAACAGACCGGGAACTTGATCGGCAAACTTAAAACGCATTAAATTAATATCAGAAGGTTCATACTGAGCTTTAGTTCTAAACTCTTCACCCATACCAAAAGCTGCTTCAGAAGCTGTCTTTAAATCTCCCATCCCAGCTGGGTCTATAGCAAGTCGATTTTCGCCTTGAGTTGCTAAAGTGTTGCCTAGCCCTACCATGCGACCAGCACCTTCAGGGTCCATCTGCATTAGCTCATTGTATCTGTTTAATCCAAGAGCTTGTGCTGTTTGTTCAGGACCGCTGATAGTTATTGTAGCGTTCCCTGTTTGGGGATCGTAGCCAAAAGATGATCCAGTGCCTGTAGTAAGACCAAAAGGTTGAAATTGAGTCTGCTCTAACTGCTGATTAGCAATAGCCTGTGCGCCTTGTTGAGCAGCAGTACCAATACCGCCAAGGTTATTATAAGCATTCATAATAGCGGCAGTACCCAAAATAGGGCTACCAAATGACTGAAACAACCCCTGCGCCCCGCTTAAAAAAGATTGAAAAGGGTTGGCTGAAGTCGCTGACTCAGAAAATACAGGAGTATTAAACAACCCCTCCATCGGGCTTAAAAAAGATTGAGAAGGGTTGGCTGAAAACAACCCCTCCGTTGGGTTTAAAAAAGATTGAGAAGGGTTGGCTGCAGTCGCTGGCTCAGAAAATACAGGAGTATTAAATCCATTCATAATGTTTTACCTACTAACGCTAATACGTTCATTTCTTGTATAGACATTCCGTAACCATTAATGTCTGTTTCAATCCCTACAGTTATTACAGTTCCGTAACCTGTCGTGTTAAACGCCGTCCTGTTGACAATCTCACCTTCAGAAAACTGTGCTATGTTAAATTCTGACTCACCATAAAAACCGGGAATAAGGTCACTTACTGTAAACACTCTAGAGTTAGTTGCTGTTTTAAAATCGTAAGCCCACTTTAAAATAATGTTAGCGTTGTTACCACCAATAATTGTAGGGCGTACTTTTTTTAATATTTTAATTCTAGAAGGATCACCAAAAGTTAAACCGGGGCTTGTATATCGAAAACGATACGGTAAATTGTTATCGTAGTAACCAGAGTATTCTCCAACACCGTTAACTGTGCCTATATACAAACCACCATCTTTAACTCTATGGTAAGATTTAAAATTAACACTAGGCCACCGCGTTACTCTGTAAGAGTTGTTTTCTAAAACTCCCCTAAGATCAAAACAAAAAGTTACACTTAAATCTGGAAAAGAAAGTAAATAAAAATAATTTTCTGGGCTATATACAGAAGTAATAGGAGAAGTAGAAGCTAGAGTGTACGCAATAAGTTCTTGTTTTACGTTTCGGCTTAAATCAAACATAGGTAAAGATTTTTCTTGGATAGCTCTACCTAGACTACGTAAACCATCGTCACTTAAGAAAAGTAAATCTGTTCCAATGTTTTGTACAGTTTTTCTGCTAATACAACCTACATTTGGTATAGTGTCTTGCAAAACCATAGTAGCAGGACTTTCTGCACCTGCATACGTAATAATACTGTGTTCACCTAAAACAACAAGTAGTCCGTTGTGGGCTGCTATAGCTACAATTTTATCAAACCCATCGGGCCATGCTTTAGATACATTAATAGATCCACTAGAACCGCCAGAAAAGTCGTGTCCTTTAAGAAGATCAGACCAGTAGATTGTATTATCATCAGTGGCATTACCTACGCACCATACACGACCATAAGCACCGATAGCTTCGTGGCAGTATTGTGTTGATGATACAGAAGCACCAGCAACACTAGACATTTTAGTTACTACGCCAAGACTATTACTGTATACAAGAGGCTCGTAGCCCCGCTGGAAAAAGTAAGCATGATCGTTAAAGTTAATTATCTTCCAATCGTTAGCAGTAATCGTGTATGACCCCGGCGTAGCGTCTACAAGTGTAGTTGTGCCTGTCATAATCTTGTTATTGCCAGTACTAAAAATTATCTCGTTACCAGCATTGTCGTAGAACTCGTGTATGTTATGAAGGTAATCAGTGCCTAATACTGTTTTATTTGTAGTAAGAACAGAATTACCTTTTCGAGCTGCTAAGCGTCCTCGTCTATCAATAATAGCGTTATCTGCAATTTCTGCAAAAGACGGATCTTGTGCAAGAGGAGAATCTTCTGTGTTAACCCCCTTAAAAGCAGGAGCAACTAAATTAATACTTTGTAGTGGCTGAGCCATACGTTCTCCTACGGGGTATACCAGATAGTTTCTTCAGGATGCTTCTGAGCGTCCAAAGCAATTGCATCAGACAGATACTTGTCGGCAATAGTAAAGTACTCTGGTGTTGATGTACCGCCTGTCTCACCACGTTCACGCGCTAGCATAGCAATAGCCATGTGTATTACAGGTTGACTGGGAATAGCAAGCGTATCGTTGTCGTTGCTTAGTTCTACGTTTCTAATTACGCTTTTAACTTTAATAGAATAAACACCATCAGGCTTAGGGTATATGTCAATCTGTGCGTCACCAGAGCCATCAATACCGCTAAAGGTATAGTATTCAGGCTTACCAGAAGCAGGCGTGTTAACCAAGAATTTATCATCAAACCAAGTCTGTGGCCTGTACTCCATAACAATATTAGATGTATCGTTGATAATGTTTAGGATTTTACCTTGGTCTTGGTAGCCAGTTAACGAGTAAGTGTAGTCATCAGCAACCGTAGAAACTGTAAGAGTAGACCTAAGATTAGACCAATCCCATGCGTTTTCTACAAGCTGTTTGGCATCGTTAATATAATCACCAACCATAGAACTATATGAATCGCTATTAACGGTAGTTACTTCATCTTCCCGTAACCGTCTAAGTACGTTGTTTACTAGATTTAAATATGTCATATTAAGTTTCCAAACATACCTTTGTTAATAATACGATTAAGAGCAGCCGTGTAATCAACGTTAGGATTTTGAATTATTTCTTGTATTGTCGGTGTTTGGTATGAAAGCCCTTTAAATAGGTAAGGGTCAAAATCACTACCAGAAACTTTACCAACCCCACCAGTCGTACCACTGCCATCGCCAGTGCCATCGCCAGTCCCATCGCCACTGCCATCGCCAGTGCCATCACCAGTGCCATCACCAGTGCCATCACCAGTGTCATCACCAATGTCATCACCAATGTCATCACCAGTGTCATCACCAATGTCATCACCAGTGCCATCACCAGTGCCGGCTCCTGTACCTGTACCTGTGCCTGTACCTGTACCAGTACCAGTACCAGTACCTGTGCCTGTACCTGTACCAGTACCAGTTCCTGTAGTAGTCTCTGGAGCTACACAAACACCATTAAGGATTACACCAATATTTCCATTAGAAAGAAAACAAATAGAACCTTCTGTAGGAGCAGTTGTACCTGTAGTGTCCTCATCATCACCTGTTCCTTCTTGCGTGGTATCGCTTCCTAGATCTCCTTCTGATCCCGGAACGCTATAACCTTCCCCTATAACAGCGCTGTAGCCATCTTCACTTTCAAAGTCGGGATCAATCCATACTCGTCCTGTAAGCTCGCCGTTTTCATCAACTTGCTCAAACACCCCGTTACCACGGTAAATGTGATCGTGTTCAGGATCGTAAACAAAGTCTTCGTCAAATCTGTCGGGGATACCGTCACCATCACTGTCATTAGTATCAGGGTCTCCGCTACCATCACTGTCAGTAGCACCACCGCCAATAACACCACCACCATCAACAGTATCTGTGGTATCGTCACCACTACCATCAGTAACATTAGTACTATCAGTAGATGTAGTACTACCACCGTCTTCTTCTCCGGGCAAGCCAAAATCAGGAATATTAATTATCGGGTTGCCCATTTCATCAGTGCCGCCATGTGTATTCCACACAATTTGTCCAGCGTCATCTGTTTCATAGTTGTCACGATCAGTAATATAATCCTGTATAGCACTACCAACTGCACCAGCTATATCAGGATCGACAATTTCACCAGCACCCGGAACAAGACTGTTTAAGGCAAAAGAAAACCCATCACTAATAGACATGTCTTGGCCTGTAGCAGCGTTAAGGGCGGCGTTAACAACCGTGTTTGCCAACGTATTACCAATTCCTAACGTTGATGCAACAACAGGCGCTAATGCTGCCCCAACCCCTGCTGTAGCTGCCGCAACAATTAGCCCTTTAGTAAAATCAGCAACGCTAAAAGAGTCATCAACTTTAATAGTTTTTTGATAACCAGAACCCGTCCACTTAAACTGATCGCCATCGTCGTTATAAATAGTGTCTTGAATGCCCCACTTACCAAGCAGTTCATTACCTTCGTTCATCCATTGTTGGTAACCACTTTGACGGGCATTATTAGTATCTTGGCTTATCTTTTGTGCAATTTCTTCGCGCTCTCCGGGACGCCATGCAAAGTCTTCTCCATTAATATAGGCCCACTCTTTAGACCCCGGTCGATATTCAGGAGTGTTTAGCATCCAATCTGCTGACTGAATCCATTCTTGAGATTCATCAATGTATCCCATGTAGTTATCAAAAGAACTAAACTGATCCTGTAGTTGACCAGAGTCTTGAAACTCTTTACGTAAATCCTGTTCAGTCATTTGAACAAGTTGAGAGATTTGATTTTGATCTGCAGACCCACCAAAGGGATTATTAGCATCACCTTTAGCTCTGCTAGTAATAACCCAATACCCATTTTCTTCAGTATTTTGATTATCAACTGTACTAGCAAGGGGGTCAGATTCAGCTAAAGAATCTTTGAAAATATCAAACTCTATCACTTATTTTTCCCCTTCAACGCAAGCAGCTTGTCAGCACCACGAATACCAAAGGATGCAGACACGGCCATAAACAGTAGGTACTGATACCAATCAGGAAGCCTGTTAAGCTCCTCAAAGGCAAGACCAATACGATCTAGTATTTCCACATCGTTCATCCCAATGCCCCACACAACCGCAACCACAGGCGCTGAGAGCAACAATGTAAACCACTCATCCTTCCATGAGGTGGCACTAGCAGTAGCCATAAGCTGTTCCCAAGACGCGGTGTTCTCAATAACCTGCATCTTTGCTTTATGTACTGCGTTTTTTTCTTCAGCCCTGTTCTTTAGAACCTGACCTAGCAACGTTGTGATTGGTGATAGTAAAGCTTGCCACATAGGTTATCGCACCATGTAAACAACAAAGGATATGCAAGCACTGACAACAATCCAAAAGAAACGCTCAGCGTTTTTAACAGAGCTTGAGTTAGCTAACATAGCGCCTTCTAGCTCTCGTATATCATCCTCCTGATCGTCTAATCTTTTTTCGTGTCGATCCATACGCTTAAAAGCAGACAGCAGCTGCTCTTCCACACGGGCAATCTGAGATACCGCTTCAGTTAGTTTGTCAAGCTTTTGCTCTATGCGGTCAAGCCTGTTATCCATCATAGATGTGTTTCCCACGCTGCTCATGTTACAGAGTTGCCGCCAGTTCAAACAGGGCGTCCATCTCTACATCAGTCATACCTAATGCAGACGCCATAGTATCAATCCAAGGAGACACACGCTCTACATTTGAACCATATTCCCACTCAATAGATATAGTAGTTTTATCAGGCTCTGGGATCAACGCAATAGCATCCTCTACCAGCTGTAGCTTGTTTTCTTGGGCTAACGCTAGTCGTGCTTGACGCATAGTAACAACCATACCCTCACGGTTTCTGTCATCCGCTGTTGCAGCCCACACTTCGTCTTGAACTTTTACTGCATCTAAAAAGGTTTGATCTTCGTCAGTAATCGGAACTAGACCGTCTGCCGTACACTTAAGTTGACTCATAATTTAACCCTTGTTAATTCCGTACAAAGACACTGTTCCTGTAAGGTTACTAGCCCCATCAATCCTTAATCCTTCTAACCTATTAGAACTTAAAGAACTGTTGTAGTAGGTAGCAGAACCCTGCGTAAAGGTGTTTGACCCTCCAGATGCTCGTTGACCATTAAAGTCATAGGTAAGCAATGTATTGTCATGTACAGCATTGTCTGAAACAGTAAAGAAAACGTGCAGCAGTCCGGTAAACTCAGCTTCATTGCCTAAATCAATTTTGCTTTGACTAGAGCTACTGTTGTCGCTACTGGTTATTCCCGTTCCGTTTTGATCGGTTCTTATCAGTCTGCGACTATAGTTGCTGTCTGTTCTGTATGCACCGTCAACCTTATAATAAACGCTAATGTCTCCATTACCGCTCGCATGAATCATATTGTCCATAACAATCATGTAAGCACTATATAGGCTTGTATCAAATGCCTCTATATCAATAATATCTGTTGAGCCGCTCGGTTCATACTTTTGTATAAACACCAAACTTTGAGTTGATGCTATTTCAGGATGTTGAATAGCAAGTTTAGTTGAGGAAATTGCTTTTCCTGCATAAACCTCTGGTGTTCCTTTTGTAGTGTTTAATGTGCCATCTGTTTGAACGTAGTAGTCAGACCCAGTAGTTAAACTAGATTGAGCATCATCTATAGAGCCAACTATTTGAATCGTTGCTGTTGCACCGT